TAATGCCCAGGGCCGCAATGGTTTCTATACCAACAAAGGTAGAGACAAGAAATTCTGCTACTGCGGTAAATGCCATGTTATTTCTCCTGTCTTAGGGCTCGGCCCATGATAATGTCTTCTTCTACATAGCCCAGTCTAACCAAAATGGGTCTAAAGTCTCTGCTCTTTTTCACATGCCAAGTTATTTTACTCACACCACGATCAGCCAAACGCCGCTCACTTTCTCGAATCAATTCAATGCCCAAGCGTCCTTGGCGACTGCTCTTGGCAAGAAATAACACATCATTGTCGGCTATGATATTGCTCGCATAATGGATATGACGGCGTAGAAAAAACACACTATAACCGATAAGTCCGCCAAGATAATAAACGCCCAACGCGAACAATTGATCCTGTTCAAATAAGCGTTGATAAGATTCCCACATAGGTTCCAAAGCGATAATGTCTTGATCCAATGTAAGTTCCGCATAGTGTTGCCTCAATAGTGGTTCCATTTCTGATCTGATTTGATCAACATGGGTGATTTCTCTAAATTCAAACATTATGGTGGTGTCTGATAATTAAAACCAGTATCAACGGGAGGACTGGTTCCGCCAGTGCCGCCGCCTTTGTAAGGTTTGCCAAAGTCAAATGCTGTATTACTGATAGCACTAACACGACCCATTGAAACATCACCAGGATATAATCTCAACTGATCTGTGTTGTTGGTTCTTCGCCCTGATAGTTGTCTTTCCAATATGCCATGAACACTGCTACACATGACCGTAACCGCACGAGTATTGCTCATGTTCTGTAGATCACTGGCATCGGTCACAGCATAGTTGCTGATATATCCACTGAATCTCAAACTGGTTTGATCTGCTAAAAACTCTCGATTGTCTTGGAATAATGCTCGCCAAATATCCACACGACTGCCTTTGATGGGCTGGTCCAACATCATAGCGATGTAGGCCGCTGGTTGTTCTGAACCAATGGGTATGCCACTCAGCGTGATTTGTAATTGATTGTTGGTGCTGCGTAGGTCATCTTGTATTTCATTGGTGCCCAGCAAATGACCTAATGCTGTATAGGTATTGCCTTGCCAGGTTATTGGACTATAAGTGTTGGCAATATAATAGACCTGACCTGGATTCACGGTGATGCGAATCAACATGCCGTGATTTATTCTGGTGGCGTTGAGTGCTGGAATGACCAATGGCATATTAGACCACCCGTTCCACTACACGAAAGTCGCCTGAAAACTGAACCAAGCCACCTGGCACAAGATTATAACTGGGCAAATCCACTACCAGCAATCGCATGGTGGTATCGGTGCCAACTCGTAATTTTTGATTGGTCAAGGTGATGTTTTCTGAAGTTATTATAGGACGATTCAAATTCAAGGTAACCGTATTCAGTTGTCCTCGTTGAACATCCTGAACAACCGTATAAGGATAACGGCTATTGTCAGGTTGAATAAAATCACCTCTTTTGAATATTACGATTCCTGGACTTACTGCGGGCAATAAATCCAGGGTGATGCTGGCTGTTGAAGTGGCAGTGGTTCTCAATCCTGTAAGTTGTTCTGAAGTTAAATCACCTCGATAATTGGTAATATAACTCAATCGGGGATTGTTAGCCAAATTCACTTCGTATTCTTCAACACGCTCTTGGAGATATAGTTTTTCCAATATGCTTCTGTTTTCATTATAACGAAACGCACCTGCTGGAGTGATCTTAAATGTCCAAGGTTGTGCTGTTAGGCGTTCTGCTGTTTTGATACGCTGACTGCGACTGATCGAAGTGGCAATAATTCGTCGGCGATCAAACTCTATGCTGGTGGCTGTGTCTATAATGGTTTGTAAGGGGATTTCAGTATCAACGATTCCTGGCATTATACGCTCCTTTGTGGTGTGCTGCGACGACCAACTTCACTGATGTTGAATATGAAAGAAGGATCACGAGCCACTAAACTGCGGAAACTGCTGGCATCCACAGCATTGATATTGTAGGTCACATTGGTGTTGTTATTGACTGCTTGACCACCCAACTGATTATTGGGAATGATGCTTCCGGCCGAAGTGGGTAAGAACATTTCTGGACCACGCTCACCTACCATAACAGGAGTATTGGCCATAACTGATCCACCTGCGGCAAATCCACCAAGGAATCCCGATTCTGATCCATATCCAGAGAATGGATTAGCATTGCCACCTGATTTACCTAATCCCAAGAATGATAAGAATCCACCAACGCCGCTGGCTCCGCCCATTGCCGCTCCGGCTGCCGCAATGCTTTGACGAGCAGCAATACGAGCCAACTCAACCACTATGCTATTGGCAAGACTTTTAACTGCTGATTTGATTCCGTGTGTGAGATTGACAAATACATCTTCTACACTGCGACTAAAGAATTGAAAACTTTCTGCTCCACGCTTGTTGGCGTTGGCAGCATCTTCAGCAAATTGACGAAATGCTTCGCTCCAACCTTGTGCGTAATCTTTTTGACGCTCTTTGGCATCTGCTGCTTGTTCCACAGCAAGATCAATGCTTTTTTGTGTTTCTTGTCTAATGCGTTGTTCTTCATTGGCACGGGCTTCTGCTGTGAGATTGGCAGTTCTGCCCACTTGATCAATGGCATCTTGTTGTTTCTGATATAGATCAAATGTTTTTCTAAGCAGATCGGCGTCGATTTGATTAACACCAATCAGTGCTTTTTCTAATCTATATTTGGCATCAGTTAATTCATTGCCCTTACGCAATGATTCTATTCTACCTAAACTGGCCCGCTCAGCAGCCGATTCAGCATCATATATAACTCCCAATGCTGAAGCCAATTCTTTGGCTTGATCAACTTCGGCTTGGTATGTTTTGATGTCATTGGCACGAATAAATTGTAGTCTGCGTAATTCCTGTTCTTTTTCAATAACGGTTGTTAAGACCGAAATATAACCCGCACTGCTTTGTTTGACTTCTTTAATGGCAGCATTCAATATGGCCAATTTGCCAGCATTTTCTTTTGAATCACCAATCTTCAGTGCTTGATCCAGTTTAACTTTTTTAACCTGTTCTTCGAGATTGTTTAATATTCCACTGCGTTGATCTAAGAACTTGTTTATGCCATCTTGTATTTCAAATTCATCTTTGGTTATGTTGGTTAGTTTGCCTTGAGCCACTTGTAAATCAACAACATTGTTTCTGGCCTGTAGGCTTTTGCGAACCATTTCTTCATAGTTTTCAACTGCTTTACCAGTTTCAAACTTGAACAAGGCTAATTTTTTACGCAGTTCTTCTGCGGCATCTTTGGCTGCTTGACTGGCTTTGGCTTGATCACTTAGGTCATCTTTGCTGGCAGCGATTTCTTCTCTAAACTTTTTAAGTTCGTCAGCACTTTTGCTACCTTGTGTGCCGGCCGAAAATAAATTATCAAAGAAAGCATTTACCGCTTCAACACCTTGCCAAAATGCTTCAATCATTGGTTTAAGTGTTAAAGCATAAACGGTATATAAGGCCGATGAAAAACTTGCCATTGCCCCCACTGATGTTAATACCGTTTCACTGAATCCAACCCATAATCGCCAAAGACTATATAATGCTTCAAACACTGATCCAAATACGGCTCCTACTGCTATAACTGCTGCGACAACGGCTTGTAAAACACGAACCACTAAAGTAAATGACAACGCAATGGCAATCCATTTGGCTATTGTGGCTGCTGTTTGTGCCCAATCATCGATAGTTTTGCTTAACTTATAGAAAGTAAAAGCAAGATATTCAATGGCTGCCCCAAGTGTTTTTCCAGTATCAGTGTTTTTTTCAAAATCATCAAAAACAATTTTAGCAGTGGTTTTTAACACTTCCAATGAACCGGTTATTGTGGGAATAGTTCTACCAAATGCTTCGTCTATTTTAGGACCAACTTGTTCCAGTGCGGCAATAACATCCAAGGCTGAAATCTTGCCCTCACTGCCCAGTTTTTTTAATGCTCCGGTGCTGACATCAAGTTTTTCAGCAATGGCTTGTGCTAATGTGGGAAATCCTTCCAATATACTGCGTAATTCATCACCTTGAAACTTGCCTGCTGCCAATGCTTGTCCGAATTGTAGCATAGGACCGGCTGCTTCTCGAGTGCTGGTTCCACTAATGGCCAACATCTTACTCAGCGTTTCGGTAATGTTGGCAGTTTGACGCTGACTTATACCAAGATAATCAGCATTTCGAGCAATCTTGCTATAAAGTTCTCCAACTGCTTCTAATGGAGCACGAGTGGTTATGGCAATACCGGCAATGGCTTGAAATTGTTTTGTGGTTTCTTCTAAGTTGGGATTTAAGGCAACCAATCTATTTTGAATAGTGGTAATGCTGTCAGCAAAATCAATCAATGCCCCTGTTGTTAGACCAAGCAATAGGCCGGAAATGGCTGTTTTTAGACTATTAATAGCACCAATGGCCTGCCGGGTATCAACATCAATGGTTAAATCAGCCATGTTAAGCGTCCTTTATGTTTTTTAGTTGTTTTTTGAACCAAGCCGCAAATGGTTTGGTCATACCCGCAGGTGCTTGTTTGCTGTATCCCGCATCCAACCTTGTGGCATAATCATAATCAGCGTGGATGCGATTGTTTCCTTCTAACCTGGTGTGATTGCGAGCATTGCCACTGCGTTTTGGTGTTAATGCTTGAAATTCAGTCAAACTGGCAGCAGGCAATCCTTTAATGGCTTGAACTTTCTTGTCCAAAGCCACTTCAAATCGTCTGCTGTTGTAGTTTAACTTGATCATATGCTGTCTCGAATGGCTATGAGTTCCGATTCACTCATATGACTAAAATCATTGTTGGCTTCGGCTTCTTTAACCTGCTGATACCTAATGGCACTATTGCTGATGAATAGATCAAAGGTTGATCCTTCTGCTAACAATCGGCTGGGAAGCACACCGTATCGCTGTGCCATTGTGTCTATACTCAATATTGCCATAATACGCGGTCCTTCCCTTTGTGGCTCAGCAGTGGTTACTTTCCCAAGACTTCACTCATCTTGGCAACCACTTTGAGAAATACTTTATTGGGCAGGCTGTCACCCTCTTTCAGCAGCGGCTCGCCTGATTCATCTAAAATCATTTCTTTCATTGTGGCCAATATGGTTTCGCCTTGATTATCACCTGTGGCAATCTTAAAGAACTTTTCCAATGGCTGGCGGTCCCAATACCACCACTCAATGGCTTCACCAAACTCTTGAACGGTTTCTTCATCATCCAGTGTCATTTTGACCAACTGGGGTTTTGCGATTAATTGATTCAGTTTCATCTTGTTTCCTTTTTATCTTTAATGATGTGTAATGTGGCCATGGCGAATCGCAGTCTGGCAGAGATCTTGTCAGCATCTCCTTGAAGACAACGCAGTTCGTTTAGGCTTTTGGCTATTTCTTCTTCGAGGCTGGCCAATAATTCCTCGCTGCTATACTCTTCTAATCTTTTCATTGGATCTCCTAACCTACCCAGTATTTACGCAGAAAAGAAAAAGGGCCCTGAAAAGAGCCCTCGTTCCCATTAATAATTAATTATTAATTAAACAGCACCGGCAGTTAAATCGCCATCAACAGCAATGGTGAC